AAGAAACAACTAAGAGATGCAAATGATGCATTGTTTTACGAGGGTGCGAATACGACTATTATAAACTTTGGGTATTTTGATACAGAGAGATCTGCACACAAAGATGTTCCAAAGATGTCTCTTGAATATGTAGATAGTATAATTATGTGGGTGTTAGAGCAACCACACAGAGTAAAGGAAATAACGGTAACACCAAATGGCCACTAGATATAACAATGCGATCAATCTAGATATAACCAATAGGTGTAGACTACAATGCCCAAAGTGTATGAGACAAACTTATCCCAATTTACATAAACGAGGGCATGATATTTCTTTAGAAAACGTTGAAAAAATATCAAAAGGTTTTAAAGATTTATTATTTTGTGGTCAGATGGGAGATCCCATATACCATCCTAAATTTGATAAAATTATGGACATATGCAAAAACAACCAAGTCCAAGTAAGCACTAATGGATCTGGAAAGTCTTCTAGTTGGTATAAAAAAATACATAAAATCAATCCTAACATAAAATGGAGATTTGGACTAGACGGTTTACCAGAACAAAGTCATATATACAGAGTTAATCAAGACGGGCCAAAAGTATTTGAAAATATGAAGATGTTGGCTACTATGGGAGCAATCGTAACTTGGCAATATATAATTTTTAGATATAATGAAAACGACATAACAAAGGCAAAAGCATTAGCAGATCAGTATAATATGAAATTTGTAAGCAGAATTTCTTCACGATGGAAAGATGATGACCCACTTAGACCACTCAACAAACGACACTATAAAATTAGACCCACTATGTCTGAAAGGATTTAGAATTGCATATTCAGCAACTGGGTTTATACTACCATGTTGTTGGGCTGATAATGCTATTGTATCTGATTTTGCAGAATTGATGACAGAAAATTTAAAACTAGATAATAATATAGATGTCGAAGATATTATTTTATCAGACGAATGGATTAGATTCTACGACAAGTTAAAAGAAAACAGTAATGACGTTCCTAGAACGTGTAAGTATTATTGCGGTTTAAATTGGTCTAAAAAGGACGCTACACATGGGTAAACGATCAAACTTCGAACGGAAACCAAGAGACTACTATCCGACTCCTATGGAAGCGGTTATACCGCTCATACCACATTTGCCCAAGAAGGGGATATTTGCAGAACCATGTGCCGGTGACGGTAGACTGATACGTCATATACAAGATCTAACAAATCTACTTGGATATTGGATGACTGATATCGAGCCTCAGGTTGACTGGGTAGGTGAGATGGACGTATTTGACGCAGACGTATCAATGTGTGATGTCTGTATAACTAATCCGCCGTGGGATAGAAAAATATTACATCCAATGATAGAACATCTAGCAGAACAAACACCTACTTGGTTACTGTTTGATGCAGATTGGATGCACACCAAACAAGCAATGCCATACATGCTTTTATGTCGAAAGATAGTGAGTGTCGGTAGAGTAAAATGGTTTGGTGACACTAGTGGAAAAGATAACTGTTGTTGGTACTTGTTTTCAAAACAAAGAACAGACAACATAAAATTCTACGGTAGATAACTTTACAATACATATGATTTGTGGTATAATGACTACAAGTAACTATAGGAATCAATATGACTGAAGAAAATAAAGACGTTGAAGTAGTCGGTAAAGAAGATGATATCGATACCATTCGACCAGAAGGTACAAAGTTTAATGTTGGGATTATCGGAAATAACTCGACAACGGATACTTTGAAATACGCCTTTTCAAAACCACGCAACAGGATCTATCATGCAGATGGCATTGATATGAAAATTGAGGACGTTCTCGAATCAAATCCACAAATTATCTTTATCTGTGTAGATACCAAGCTTACAGATGAGGGTGTGGTAGATGCAGTAGAACTAGAAGATGCAACTCTTCGTTGTTTGCAAAATACTCAATCTGGAATTGTTATCAAAACAAGTTTACCAGTTGCACTGGTAGAACGTATTTGTGCGAGAAACGCACGTGTGGTATATGCACCAGACATGCCATCTGAAACCGATACAGTTGAAGAAAAGATCAACGTAGGGTTTCACATTTTTGGTGGCGCCCCTAAGTCTACTACGGCCGTACAGGAAATCTACTATAGATTCTCTCTTATATCTGTTTCACAATCTGCACACCTTTCACCTACAGAGGCGGCATTTGTCGAGATGAGTATTTCTGGATTTATGATTATGAAGAAAGTATTCTGGAACCAGTTGTATGATGTCGTAACTGCATTTGGTGGTGATTATCATTCTGTTGCAACTCATATTGGTAGTGACAGACGTGTTGGTCATTGGGGTCTACGTGTACCTAATGTTGATGGTGGACGAGGAGAAGACAACGAGGCCGCAAATGCATCTCTTAAAGGATTAATTAAAGCAGAAGATAGGTTGACTTTATTGGCAGAAGTTGATAAAATTAACGAAACCTATTTGAATAGAGAGAAAGTATAATATGTCAAACATTATGGATAAATTGAAGAAGAATTCAAAACTCAAACACACAAATGTGTTGTCGGAGTCTTCGTTCTTCGTTGAGAAAGATCAGATACCTACAGACGTTCCTATGATGAACGTTGCGTTGTCGGGATCTATTAAGGGTGGATTATCGCAAGGACTTATCGTCCTGGCAGGCCCAAGTAAACATTTTAAAACATCTTTTGCGTTGATGATGGCAGGTGCCTATCTGAAACAAAAGAAAGACGCGGTGATGTTATTCTATGATTCCGAGTTTGGATCACCACAGTCTTATTTTGAACAGTTTGGTATTGACACTGACAGAGTGATGCACACTCCTATTACCAATGTCGAAGAACTCAAATTCGATATCGTTGCTCAGTTGGAAGCACTCGACGCAAAAGATGATGTTATTATTGTTATCGATTCAGTCGGTAACCTTGCGTCCAAGAAAGAACTTGAAGACGCACAGAACGAGAAGTCTGTTGCGGATATGTCTCGTGCAAAAGCATTCAAGAGTTTATTTCGTATGGTCACACCATATCTTAATATGAAGAGTATTCCTTTGATTGCAGTCAATCACACATACAAAGAGATTGGATTGTTTCCGAAAGATATTGTATCTGGTGGTACAGGTATCTACTACTCTGCCGATCACGTATGGATCGTAGGACGTAGACAGAACAAGACAGGAACAGAAGTGACAGGGTATGACTTTGTTATTAATGTGGATAAGTCTCGTTATGTCAAAGAGAAGTCTAAGATCCCTATCTCAGTATCATGGGATGGTGGTGTCGAGAAATGGTCAGGACTTCTAGAAGTCGCACTGGCTGGTGAGTATGTTGCAAAACCATCTAATGGTTGGTATTGTCGTGTAGACAAGGAAACTGGAGAACTTCTTCAACCTAAGTATCGTGAGAAGGATACCAAGACAGAAGAGTTTTGGAATCCAGTATTCGAGAACTCTGACTTCGAAGAGTTTATTAAGAAACAATATACGATTGGACACAAGTCTCTCGTAGAGATGGATGAGATTGCTACAGAAGAATGAAAGAAAATGTCGATTACGAATTAGTTCCAGATGGAGATAATGATCATTGGCATGTAAGATTTCTTGAAGGTGAGTTTCCCGAAACTGTTATCAAGTTTGGTGCTATCCGCATCGACGAAGATACAGATGAACTGAAATACAGTTTTGAGATTGTTACAAGTCCAGATTCTTTTCTAACAACTGAGAATACCTCTTTACAAACGTTTACTGGTGATGTATTATATAACATAATGTTAGAACTTGATTCGAAGGATACAGATGTCACAAAATCTTAATCAACTTGTTATCCGAAATATTTTAAATAATGAAGAATACACACGACGTGTATTACCATTTATTCAGCCAGAATACTTTGAAGGGGTATATGCCCAACTATTTAAACAAGTCGCAAAGTACGTACACCAGTACAATGTACTTCCAACTATTGATGCGTTCAAGGTACAACTTGACGAAACGGACTCCCTCTCCGACGAACAGTTCAGACATGCCCAAGAGGTATTGCCTGAACTGTTCAAAGGGGATGAGTCGGATCTAAACTGGTTACTTGATACCACAGAACAGTGGTGTCAGGATCGTGCATTGTTTAATGCAGTGATGGAGTCTATCTCTATCATTGACGGTAAACATAAAGATCTGAATAAAAACGCACTTCCAGACATATTGCAAAAAGCGTTGTCGGTTACATTTGATACGAATGTCGGTCACGACTATATCTCTAGTGCAGAAGAACGATTTGACTTCTATCACGAGACAGAAGAACGGATCAGGTTTGACCTAGACTATTTCAACAAGATCACCAAAGGTGGTGTACCAAAGAAAACACTTAATATCGCATTGGCTGGTACAGGTGTTGGTAAGTCTTTGTTCATGTGTCATTGTGCGTCTGCAAACTTACTTGACAACAAGAATGTTTTGTATATCACTATGGAGATGGCAGAGGAACGTATTGCAGAACGCATTGACGCAAACCTCTTGAACATCCCTATCGATCAGATTGAGAACTTGTCTAAGAACATGTTTACTGAGAAGATTAATGAAATCAAAACAAAAACTACTGGTAAACTTATCATCAAAGAATACCCCACTGGGGCTGCAAATGTCAATCACTTTCGTGCATTGTTGAATGAGTTAAAACTGAAGAAGTCGTTTGTACCAGATGTCATCTATATTGACTACCTAAATATTTGTTCATCATCTAGAATGAAAGCAATGGGAGGCTCGATCAATTCATACACATACATCAAAGCAATCGCGGAAGAAATGCGTGGACTCGCAGTCGAGTTCGACTTACCGATCTTCTCTGCAACGCAGACGACACGTAGTGGTTTTTCTTCGTCAGATCCTGGCCTTGAGGACACTTCCGAGTCTTTTGGATTACCCGCTACCGCCGACTTCATGTTTGCGTTGGTATCATCTGAGGAGTTGGATCAACTCGGACAGATAATGGTCAAACAATTAAAGAACAGATACAATGATCTGAACGCATACAAACGTTTTGTTATTGCAGTAGATAGATCCAAAATGGTCTTGACTGACGCAGACGAGAATGATCAGAACCTAGTGGATGACAAACCAACTTTTGATAAATCAGATTTTGGTCAGGGTCAACAAGCAGAAGACGATAAATTTAGGGATTTCAAACTATGAAGGCAACACTAATATCACACTCACAACCAGTAAGACATGTTCATTCTGGGGAGCCAGGCATCATGGGATTGGAGAACATTCAAGATCTTATCGCATATTGTGCAAAGGTCTCGAATCCTACTAATCAGGCAAACACGAAAACTACTCAAAAACTTTTAAAATACTTGATCAAACACAAACACTGGTCACCGTTTGAAATGGCATCTGCGTGTATTGAGATCACAACAACACGTGATATTGCACGACAGTTATTGCGTCACAGATCGTTTTCATTTCAAGAGTTCTCGCAACGATATGCAGATCCAAATGCAATGCCCGACACCTTTGTACTACGTGAGGCAAGACTACAGGATACAAAGAATAGACAGAACAGTATTGACACTGACAATGAATATTTAAAGGATCGTTGGGAAGAAGAACAGTTAAAGGTTATTGAACAATCTAAAAAAGCTTATAAATGGGCAATAGATAATGGTATCGCAAAAGAACAGGCGAGATCTGTTTTACCAGAAGGTAACACGGTCAGTAGAGTTTATGTAAACGGTACAATTCGTTCTTGGATTCATTATATTGAATTGCGTTCAGAGAACGGTACACAGAAAGAACATATGGAA